AACCCTAACGCACAATCAGCGTGTGGTTGCGGCATAAGTGTAAACTTTGACGTAGACAAATTAGATAATTCATTAGCAATCCCAGCAATATAAAAACGGAGCAAGACAAATGGCAAAGCAAGGTATAGACATTGGCATCGAAGGTAATGACGGCACAGGCGATAGTATACGCGAGTCGTTTCGTAAAGTAAACGAAAACTTTCAAGAGCTATATGCAGTATTTGGTATCGGCGGACAAATTTCGTTTACTGATCTTAATGATACTCCAAACACTTACGAAGGTAACGAAAACAAAGTTCCTCTAGTTAAGTCAGACGGTAGTGGATTAAACTTACTTGACTTTGCTTCAGACAATAGTCTTGACGGTACACCAGACACGATTGGCTTTGACTTTACTGTAGATGGTAAAGTAATTATTAAACAACTTGTGTCAAAAGTATCAAACGACCCTGAGCCTATCTTAGGCGGACCTATGGATGCTGCTACACAGCCAATTGCAAATGTAAGTGTTACACAGGCTGCTATTGATACATTCAACTCAGTACACGGCACAGACTTAACAACTGGTGCGCTTGTAATTGACAAAGCCTTTGCTGACAGAAACTATCAACAAAAAGATGTTGCAGGTGGCGGATTACGTTTAGGTGACGAACCTGCTGATGCTAGTGGATATGTGTATACTGCTACAGGTGTAAGTTTAGGCAATCTTCAAATAGCTGCTCATGGACTAACAACAGCGTTCAATGGCGCCGGATTTATTTTTAATTCAACAGGCACTGATCCGTTTGGTGTTACAACAGGTAGTACTTATTATGTTAATATTGTTGATACAAATACTATTTCGTTATATGCATCTGAAAGTGATGCTATTAACACAACTGGAAGAATACTATTAAGTGGCGGAACAGGTACATTCTCAATTACTGATGCGGCATACGATAGTGAACTAGAAGGTTATTGGTTAGAAAATGTTGCTATTCCTCGCAAGAGTATTGTAAGACGTCAGGGCGATGATATGACAGGCGCTCTTAACTTGTTTGATCATCCAGGCGAACTACGTGGTACAGGTTTACCGAATGGCCCAGACGATTTACAAGCAGCAACAAAATTATATGTCGACAATGCAGCAGCGCAAAGTACAGTTAACTTATATGTAAGTACAGCAGGCAACGACTTACAAACATTTACACCAGATGGTAAAGAAGGCAGAGCACCAGCATATGCATATCGCACAATTAATGCAGCAGCACGTAAAGCAGAAGAATTAATTATTGCTGCTCCGCCTGAGCCGGGTCCGTATATGCAGACTATGGAATATGTAGGAGGAGACACTGCATTAACAAACACAGTTGGCATTGCTAGTCCGATTGCTGATCGTGCAAATGCTAGAGCAATCATTGTTGCTAACAAAGAATTTATTGCGAAAGAAGTCACAGGATACATTGATGCAACTTTCCCTAACTTTGCAGGAACATACAGTTTAGAAATTTGTCAACGTGATGTTGAATTTATCTTAGATAGTGTTAGTTTAGATGCACTACTAGGCAACAATGCTAACTATCTATCACGCTGGGCTGGCATACGTTACTACTCAAATGTTAGTGCGCAAAAAGCAATTGGCTCGCAGCGTGTAGAAACTATTGCTGGTATTACATATGCTAAAACAATTGTTACACAATATATTTTAGCAAATTTGGCAGTTCCAACAACATACCAAACTCGTGTACCCCAAGTTACAAACTTACCTTTGCCAGATTCAAGTGCTGATGAAGTAATCGGCAGCAAAATGGATGTTGTACTTGACGTTATCGACAACGGAGTACTAGATGCTCCACAAATTATTGACGGAACTACTAATTATAAAATTAATGTTAATAACGGAGGACTTGGATTTATTAACCAAGCCAATCCAGAAAACACAGACATTATTCCTGGTAAAGTTGTACGTGGTAAAAATTCAGGCGCAGTTGGAAGAATTATTGACTACAAATACGAATCAGGCCCAAGAGCAGTTAGTGTTGTAGGTACAGATGAGATTGAAATACAACTACTTGAACCTATTGAATTTGTTGCAGGTGAAGAACTAGAGTACGGTAACTATGTACGTGAAACACAGATTTCAATTAGAGTTGAATCAGGTATTTACGAAGAAGATTATCCAATTCGTATTCCTGCAAACGTAAGTGTTAAAGGTGATGAATTTAGACGTTGTATTGTGCGTCCTAAGAAACGTATTTCACAATCACGCTGGGCAAACACATTCTTCTATCGTGATGCAGAATTTGATAATCTAGTATTAGGTAAATCAAATATTGAAACAGTTGCATTTGATGCACAAGCTGATGCATCTAGAACACCAGGTACATACAGCGTAAGTTTATGGTCTACAGATAAATTTGGCAAAGATGCAGAATTTGATATTACTATTGCAGCCGGCGGCTCAGTATCTGCTATTGTACCTACTAATGCAGGTACAGACTTCCAGCATGGTGAACGAGTAACTGTACTAGACGCACAACTAGGCGCCGGCGGCGCGAATAGCATTACATTTACAATTGCTAGTGTTCCCAACGGTATTGAATATATAAATCCGCTAACAGGCAGGGCAGATGGTTACTTTGGTTATCATTACTTAGATCAACCTGAGAAACTTAAAAATACAGGCGCTGGCTACGAAAATGTCGGAAAGTGGGAAACAAACGCACTTACACTTATTGACAACAAAGAGTTCATACAAGAGCAAGTTGTTAACTATATCGAAACTACATATCCTGCACTAGTTGGTAGTTATAGTAGAGCAAAATGCTTTAGAGACGTAGGCTTAATTGTTGATGGTCTTATAAAAGATTTACGTAATGGCGGCAATGAGTTCTCACTAGAAGTCCAAGGCAACTATTATGCTGGTGCTGTTGAAGCAGGCACAGAAGATGAAACTGTTGCAGGTATACAACATATCTATACAGTCGCAAGTAAACTAATAATTGGTGAAAATCCTACAACGCTTTATAATCAAGCAGGTGGCAGTGAAGGTGATAGACTTTATGCAGCAGACTTATTTAATGGCTCAGGTGAACCAACAGCATGGACAGCAACTAAAGTATACAGACTAGGTAATATTGTTAAATTTACAACTGGTCTGAATGTAACCACATACTATACTCCAACTAAAGAACACACAAGTGGATCAACATTTAGTGCAGCAGAAATTTCAGAATTTTGGAGAGTAATTGACGGCCCTGCAACAGTAATACAAAACTTAATTAATACTGTTAAATTTGCATTCGATGCAGATTATAATCCTCCATTAAGCAACCTTGACATGGATGTGTTCTTAATGAATGATGCAACAATGGTACGCAATATTACTGTACAAGGACATGGCGGATTTATGTGTGTGCTTGATCCTGAAGGACAGGTTCTAACTAAGTCTCCATATATCCAAACTGGCTCAAGTTTCTCACAATCACTTAACAAGCAAGCGTTTAGAGGCGGATTGTTTGTTGATGCGTTTGTTGGTAATTCAGCGGTACAAGTTGTTGAGAAAGTAGATGGCAGTGCGTTTAGATTAAAAATTCAAAGTTTCGGTTCTCCAACACAGCCACAAGGTTTGTTTGTAAGACGTCCTGAAACACCAAGTGCATTCTATATCGACGGCAGACGTTTCCAAGTTAATGCTGTTACAGCATACGATAAGACTTTAGGTACAGCAGAACTTATACTATCACCTAACTCAAACAGCGGCGCAGGGTTTACTGGTATTACGAGTACATTAGCAACCGGAGTTGATTTAGACTCAGTTGGCACATTTGAATTTGATAGTGTAAAGTGTGCTAGAGATACTGGATACATTTTAGACGGTATTACATTTGATGTTGCACTTGGCACAAACTATAATAGTGTGTACAACGGACTTGCTTATCAAAGAGCAACAGGGTCGTATGTACAAGACAATCAACAGACACAAACTGTACAAGCCATTACAAAAGGTAAAACTGAAGTAGCAGCACTTACAGAAATAGCAGATAGTGCAACAGCATTAGCAAGATCAAATGCAGGCTTTGATGAAGTTATTGATATTATCAATAACGGTACACAGAGTGTAAGTGAGCCAGGTGATGGTGTAGCAGATGCACTTACTTTCCCTTCTCCTGCGTCACTTCCAACAACCGATGCAGATGACGCTGCTTCAAGACTACAAAACAACAGAGCATTTTTAGCAGCTGAAGTTGTTGCATTTGTAAACAATAATACTCCTCCAGCAGGATACAATCAAACTAAATGTGCTAGAGATGTAAGATACATTGTCGATGCGTTAACGTATGATATTCTTTATGGTGGTAACAGCGGCACAATAACTAACGCTATGGCATACTTAGATGGTGCAGCAGCTCAGTTACCAGAAGCACAAAGAGTTGCTACAGCAGCAGCATACGCACACCTAGCAACAGTAGTTGCAGCAGTTGTTACAGATGCAACCGGTGTCGCTACTACAACTCCACAAATTGGAAACGTAGAAGTACAAGATACATCAGGAGCGGCAGCAACAGCAACAGAAGGTAATGCATTAGATGCATTACTACAAATTATCGAAAATGTTGTTACAGCAGGTAATTTAACCAGCTTGCCATTAGTTGTAAATCCAGATCTAACAACACTTGCAGTGAGTGCAGAGCTAACAGATGCAGCAAATGATGTTATTTCTAATAGAGCATTAATTATTAATCGTGTTCTACAAAGTATAGACGCACCATTGCCAATCACACTACAAACAGCTGGCAACAGAAGTATACTAGGCAACGACTTTACACAAGTTAATGACTTGGGTTACGGACTAGTTGCTGCCAACGGCGCACTTAGCGAAATGGTTAGTATGTTTACGTACTACTGTCACGCTAGTTACTATTCGAAGAATGGTGCTGAGATTAGATCACTAACAGGTTCGAGTTGTTATGGCGAGTTTGGTCTAGTCGCAGAAGGTAGTGATCCAAACGAAATTCCAGATGCAATTGCATTATACCAAGATATGACGCAGCCAGCAAAGGCGTTTGACGTCGATGCAATATTGTTTACAACAGGCTTCTTAACACTAACCGCAGGCGAAACATTAACACAGGCAGGCTCAGGAGCAACTGGCGAAGTTGCAGTTGCAACAAGTACAACCGGCGGATCAAATGTAATCTACTTAACAAATATTGGAAGTGCATTTGATACAACTAACCAAATAACAGGTAGTGTAAGTGGTGCGCTTGGCGCTGACAGTGTTCCGGTTAGTGTTGATTCAAACGGTTATGACAATCCTAAAGAAGGATTGTCGGTATATGTTTACGATATGCAAGATGCTCCAAGTAACAGATCAGAAGTTAACGTATATCACCCAGCTCGTCCGGCATTTGCACGTTATGAAGTTGCAAACGCAGAAGTAGTACAGCACATAGTCGGTGAATATCCATTACTAGCAATAACAACAGACTACACTGCAACTATTGCAAATGGCACAGCTATAGGATTTGTATTTAATTTATACAAAACAATTGATGCAGGATATACTGCAACCTTCGCAGAAGCGAATGATGGTACAAACTACACAATAGGTGATCAGTTTGTAGTAACTGGTGACAAACTAGGTGGTACAACGCCTGCAAACGATTGTACAGTCACCGTTGCTACTGTCGACGGCAGCGGAGCAATACTTACAGTTACAGTAGCAGGTACTATTGCAGTTGAAGCAAGCACTCCGATGTACAGTGGTAAGATTTACAAACTAAACTTTAGTACAGGCGATGCTGCATTTAGTGCTAATGGACTATTAGAAATTGTACCGTTTAACACAAGTATTATTTACTACAGAAACCAGACACACATTGTTAGTGATTTAGCCCGTCCGGATATTTTAACTATTCGTCCGAGTACTGCGCTAACGTTTGATGAAAATCCGGACTTTGTTTACAGAAGTATTAGCTTTTTAACAAGTGACAGTTTAGGCGATGAGTTGCCAGAAAATACTTCTCAAGCAGGATTAGATAGTACATATGACTTTGTTAGATTAACTGTAGATTCCGCTAAAGCGCAAGAAGTTGCACTAGCAGGTACAGGCACAACCAAAGGTAATACTGTTGGCGATACAGTGCTTGCTATTAAACTAGCAGATGATAATGAAATCTTTAGACTTAACAACAACGCAAGAACGCCTGCAAGTAATAGACCCGCAGGTTCGACAGCAGATAGTTTAACATTAGAAGCACCAATTATTACTTGGGCCGGCAAGAAGCATTATGTGTTTAACTACCGCGGTGTCGGAGCAGGCGATGTAATTGAAGAGCCTGGTGAAGATAACATATACGCAATTGTTGACCTAGTTGACTACGATACAATCAACCAAACAGATGCAACAGGCATTGCAAGTACAGCAGTACTAGGATCAGAACTTGTTACAATTAGAGCAGGACTTAAAGCAGGCGCGACAGGACAAGTTACAGTTAACATTAGTACATGTCGTGCAACAGGACATGACTTCTTAGACATCGGTACCGGCGGATTCAACTCAAGTAACTATCCAAACGTTATTTTTGGTGAACCGGGTGAAAAGAAAGAAGCTAACGAAGTTATTGAAAAAGGTAAAGGTCGTGTGTTCTATGTGAGTACAGACCAAAACGGCATCTTTAGAGTTGGTAGATTCTTTAGTGTGGACCAGGGTACTGGTACTGTTACATTTAGTGCATCACTTGCGCTTTCAGATGTTGACGGACTAGGCTTTAAGCGTGGTGTTGTTATTACTGAATTTAGTACAGACACAGCGATGGTAGACAATGCTTCGGATACAGTACCAACAGAAAGTGCTGTACGTGGCTATGTAAACAGGCGCTTGGGTTACGATGTAACTGGTGCGCCAGTTAGTAATAAATTAGGACCTGGAGTACTTGCTCCAAACGGCGCTGTTCCGATGACAGACGATTTGAACGCTGCTGGCAATACAATTACTAACTTAGCAACTCCAATACAGCCAGCAGATGCTGCAATTAAATCATATGTTGATGACGGACGTGGTGACATGGACGAAATTAAAGATTTACGTAGTGTTGAATATAATAACATTGATGTAAATCAGTTACTGGTATCCACAGGCAAAAAGAAACTTATTTTAGATGCAGGTAGTATACTAGGCGGCGGCTTTGTAGCCGGTGATGTAATTACAGGTAGTATATCAGGTGCAACAGGTACAATTATTGATGTTGTTGATGGACTTGTTGGTATTGAAGGTAATATTGTTGAAATTACGTACGATGTACTGACAGGAGTGTTTAGTGATGGCAAGCCTGCAGATGGACTAGCAGCAGACATACTTACAGCACCAGGCGGCAAGCAAGGTACCGTAATAGACGGTCCGATAGATGAATGGGCTAACGGTGTTGCAAACCCAGCAAGTGATATACAAATACTTACTTCTAGGACGCCTGGTGTTGGTAGACAAACTACACTTAATTTACAAATTAACGCAGACACAATTGTTAATAGCGACATTTCTGGTACAGCACAAATACTACAGAGCAAGCTAAATTTAAATTCTGCGACTACAAGAACTAATGCAACAGGTATTAGTCAAAGTGACTTAGGTAGTGTTAGTTTTGACGATGCTAAGTTTGAAGTTACAGATGGATGGGTTACAGTTAAACCAGCAAGTGTACCAGTAGGAGATTTACAAAATATTGCAAGTAATACGTTACTAGGCCGCAGTGCAGCAGGTTCGGGATTAGTTAGTGAAATAACATTCGCTACAGTAGTTGACGAAGGCTTAGGATTAGCTGACGGAGACTTTGTTACTGAAATACTAGCAGCAGCAGATGCAGGTGAAGTACTAGTTAAAACTGGCGATGGTACATACGGTATTAGTAATATAACTAACACAGGCGAAGTCAATAGTATTGTTAAAACTGATGCTAGTGGTACTATCCAGGCTAACTCATTAATACTTGGTGGCGATTCAAGTTATGAAGTATTAAGTTTAGATAGTTTAACATTACAAGTTAAAACACCTGCACAAGGTTTAATATTTACAGCAGTTGGCGGGAATGGTGGCGCAAGTCCAACATATCCAGACATGCTAGTAAAAGGTAGCGTTGGCATCGGTGGCACTGGAATTGCTGAAAGTATTTTACAAGGTACATCGAACTTTAATGGAGAGAAGGTACTAGGGGTAGATTGGATCTACTCAAGCTTTATTGAAGCACCTGGTGAAAAAGGCGCAGCTAGTACAGCTATTGCAATCGGCGCTAATACTGGTAAAACTACAGCTGGACAAGTTGCTATTATTACAGCTGATACAGGCAGTGCATCGAGTGTTGCACCTGCTATCTTTAGTTCAACAGGAGTTGTTCCTGATACCGATGCCACTTATGATATTGGTAGTGCAACTAAAAAGTATGCAAATGTTTATGCAACATTGTTCCGTGGTACTGCTACTGAATCATACTACGCTGACTTGGCGGAGAATTACTTAGCTGACGCAGAGTATGCTCCGGGCACAGTTATTGAGTTTGGCGGTGCAGCTGAAGTTACACAAAGCACAACACACGGTACACATCGTGTAGCAGGCGTTGTATCAACTAACCCAGCACACTTAATGAACTCACACTGCGAAGGTGACAACGTTGTTGCAGTAGCACTACAAGGGCGTGTACCATGTAATGTAATTGGTAAAGTTGCCAAAGGCGATATGCTAGTAGCAAGTAATATTCCAGGATATGCAATTGTTAACAACACTCCAGCAGTTGGTAGTGTTATTGGTAAAGCACTTGGTGATAAACTAGACGGCGAACGCGGCACAGTTGAAGTTGTAGTAGGAAAGCACTAATGGACAAGAACGCAGTAGACAAACTAATTAAAGCCGGTGTAAAAGCCAGCAATGATACAAAAAATCCGCAGGGTAGGCAAGTTGTCCACACTGCGGGTAAACTAAGAATACAAGTAAACAAGGGAGCAGACCGTGGCCAAACAAACCGTTAATTTAGGGACCAGTGCAAACAAAGGCGACGGCGATCCGTTGCGCACAGCATTTGACAAAGTAAATGATAATTTTGATGAGTTATATACAGCAGACGCTACATTTATTAGTCTTGCGACACTACAAACTGAGGTAGCAGCAGCTACTGACTTTGCAGACTTTAAGGCAAGAATAGCAGCACTATAATACTTCAAGCGGATACGATAAATATGTATAACAATAGGATAGATGAGAATGGCCAATAGATTTCCCCTAGTACTTGATACAACGGATAACAACAAGATTAAAGAAATCCAAACTGGGGATAACTTAAACCTTGCAGACAATAGTATCGTAGGTGTGCAGAACATAACTGCGCTAGGAACTATTAATGCCGCAGACATAACAGTTAACGGTAATAGACTAGTTGCACAAGCATTTAATGATCTAACAGATACTCCAAGTACATTTGTTGGTTCTCCAAACTACTTTGTAAAAGTTAAAGCAGACGGTACTGGACTAGAATATAGACCACTAAGTGATTTGGGCAATATTGAAATTGATACTATTACTGTTGATACTAGTATTGTTCCGAGTACAACAAATGTAGGTAATGTAGGTACAGAAGCTAAAAAGTTTAATGAAATTGTTGCTACTACACTAAAAGGTAATTTAGTTTCTTATAATGAAGAAATTGTTTTTGATGCTACAACTGGAAAAGTAAGTTATGCTGCACTACAAGGTGCTCCGACTTTCCTTTCAGAATTTACAGACGATATTGGATATTTACAAACCTCTGATTTAGACACAACACTAGCAGGATTATTTGACGACGGCGTGCCGTTTACAACAGATATTGTAGGCAGTGTGTTTGGTGATGATAGCACATTATTAGTTGATGGCGTAAATGGTAAAATTATCGGAGATGTTCTAAACACCGAAGTTACTACTACAGATATAGTTGCAACAAACGCAACAATTACTACAACAACTGCAACAACTATAAATGGTCCAAGTACAGGCAATTTAGCAATAGATGCTGGCACTAGTGGTATTATTAACATAGGCGCAGGTGCAAGCACTACTGCTGTTAATATTGAAAATGCAGTAATAGAAACATTTAATCAAGGTCCAGGATTAGGTATTGCTGAAATAACAGCAAGTACTGATTTACAAATTACAGCAGGCAACAGAGTTAAGATAGATGGCGGAGTTCCGTTTAGAATCTCTTCAACAACTACAGCTCTTCAACTAGCAATTGCAGCACAAGAAGGCGATGTAATTTACAACACCACAACAAGCCGTTTGCAAATGTATCAAGGCAGTGCTTGGAAAGACGTTAACGGAAACGTAGAAGCAACAGCAGGCACATCAAACTTTAACAATGTTATAATTGCCGGTGACTTAACTATTACAGGCGATACTACAGAAATTGAAACAACTAATACTGCAATCACAGATAATGTTATTGTATTAAACAAAGGTGAAGCTGGCGCTGGCGTTACACTAACTACTTCAGGTATTGAGATAGAGCGCGGAACATCTCCAAACAGATCCTTAGTATGGACAGAAAATTTTGGTGGCAAGTGGATAGTTACTGATGATGCTACTTTACTTGCTAATAGACTTGAGGCTAATTATCTTGTAGGAAGTTTATCAGTATCGACTGATGATCTTGTAATGACAGACGGTAATGTTACTGCAACTGGCACACTTACAATGGGCGGCAATGGTCTTGTACAAATTGTAAGTGTTACAACTGATATTGAATTGTTACCGGTTGGCAAAGTAAAAATAGATGGCAACTTAGAAGTCACAGGTACATTTGATGGTGATGTAACAGGTAGCGTGTTTGGTGATGATAGTACAGTACTTGTAGATGGAATTAATAATAAAGTTGTTGGCGATATTGACACAGCAAGTTTAAGAACAAGTGAAAGTAAAATTGCACTTGGTGACGCTGCTGGAGAAGTAAATCAAGGAGCAAATGCAGTTGCTATAGGTCGGTATGCAGGTGGAACAGATCAAGAAAGTTGGGCCACAGCAGTTGGCGGTTTATCTGGTGCTAATACCCAAGGCGATCGAGCAACAGCAATTGGTTCTAATTCAGGTCAAACAGGTCAAGGTGCTGGTGCAGTAGCAATTGGTGCATATGCTGGTAACAATGGTCAAGGTGCAGATGCAGTAGCAATTGGTAACGCAGCAGGCCATACAAACCAAGCCGCAAACTCAATTGTAATTAACGCAACAGGTGTTACAGTACAAAACTCACAAGCAAGTAGTACAGTTATACAACCAGTTAGAAATGCATCAAGTGCAAACGTAATGATGTACGATCCTTCAAACGGTGAGCTAACACACACAGCAACACCAGGAACACTGGCAGCAAACATAGATCAAGCAACAGTAGAAATTGGTGCAACTACAGCAACAACAATTGGTATAGGTAATGCAGGCAGCACAACAACAATTAACGGTATAGTTAATTTTGGAGCAGCTTTAGTTGCAGCCAATATTACAGCAGACGATAGTATTATTATACAAACAGGCGTAGGCGACGGCAATGCAATTACTGTTTTCCCTAAAGGCACTAACACATCAATCAATTTAAGAGCAGATGCGCTACGTTTGTTTGGAACTCCGTTTACTGATTCATTGGCAGCACAAGGCGGTATTGTTGGAGACATAAAAGGTAGTGTTGTAGCAGACGATAGTACTATACTAGTCGACAGTGTAGGTGGCAAGATTGTAGGCGATATAGAATCTACAAACATACACGGGCAAGCATTTAAAGCAGATACAATTGTTAATAATACTGGTGATATATTAGATATAACAGCAGGCACTTTCTTAAATTTATTCGGCGGTGACGACGATGCCGGTGTGTCAAATATCCAAATGGATAAAAATGGTATTAACCATATCGAATTAAAGACAGAACCAAGCAACCCTGCTGATCCGGCAGATTATGCTAGAGTTGCAATCAACGCAGGAACTAACGAAGGCGATGTAAGAATTGGTACACCGACATCAACAAGAAATCAAGTAGTTGAAATTTATAATGCAACTGTCAATGGAACACTAGTTGGCTCTGTTACTGGTGCCGTTACTGGTACTGTTACTGGCGATGTACAAGGTAGTGTGTTTGCAGATGATAGTTCGCCGATGGTTGACGGTACAAATTATGCAATGTTTAGTGACACAATGTCATTAACACCGTTAAATGCAGAACCAGCAAATCCGATAAGTGGCATGATAGCATCAGCAGATGGAACAACTTGGGATCCTGGAAGTAAAAGTGGCGCAGTTAGTTACCCAGTCTTTTATGATGGCGTAGCTTGGAATGCATTATATTAATAAATATACATAACAGTATTAGGAAATGACAAATGAGTGAAAAAGAATACATTGTAAGTTTAAACAAAGGCGTAGACTACGCTGCATTTAACGCAGAAATGATTGCTGCTACTGGCGCAGGAGTAATACCAGGACGTGATGTTACTGTTGCAAATGCAAGACCTGCTTCACAACGTAATACACATTATAGTTTAACAGACGCCGAAGCTGAAGAGTTAAAAACAGATTCGAGAGTCTATGCAGTTACCTTACTGCCAGAATTAGATCCAGATATTGGAATTGGGTTTGATACAACACAAACCGGCGACTTTACAAAAACTACACTAGACCGCGGAGATTTCCTAAACTGGGGTATGCGTAGAATGAATGAAACCATTAATCCTTATACAGGAGTTAACGCAGCAGCCGGCGGATATAATTATACACTTGATGGCTCAGGCGTTGATGTTGTTATTATGGATAGTGGACTACAAATAGATCATCCTGAATTTCAAGATGCTAATGGTGTAAGTAGAGTTGTAGAACTTGACTGGACAACAGCTAGTGGTATTGTAGGAATGCCTGCACAAAGTGCTAACTACTACAGAGATTATGACGGACACGGTACACACGTAGCTGGCACAGCAACAGGTAAAACGTATGGTTGGGCTAAGAACGCTAAAATTTATAGTTTAAAACTTGCAGGACTAGAAGGCACAGGCGATAGCGGAACAGGTACAAGCGCAACATATGCATTTGATTGTATCAAAGAGTGGCACAACGCTAAGCCGATTGACGCTGCAACAGGCGCAAAGCGACCAACAGTTGTAAACATGAGTTGGGGATATTTACGATACTACGACACAGTTACTAGTATGACATATCGTGGCGTTTCAAAAACTGGAACAGATATCGATAGTACTTCAAAACGTTGGGCATTTGGTCTACCGCCTGTATGGAACGGTGTTAGATATGCAACAAACTTAAGAATCGGTTCGGTTGATGTTGATATGGAAGAACTAATTGACGCAGGCGTACACGTTATGGTAGCAGCTGGCAATAGAAGTCACAAAGTTGACGTAGTAGGGGGCGACGATTACGATAATGTACTTGTGGCTAATACTGGATCAGTAAACTATCAAAGAGGTTCGTCACCGTATAGTGTAAATGCACATATTGTCGGCAACGTAGATAGTACAATAAATGCAGGCGGATTAGAACAAAAAGCTATAAGTTCAGAAGCAGGTCCAGGTGTTAGTGTTTTT